CCCGGACTTTGAATGAATCAGTGGAATGCTTCCAGCAGTAATACCATTGAACTCATCTTTGACCGCCTTCATTTCAGCAGCATCATTCTCTTCAAACCCCTTTATGTGTTGCTTACGCTTTTGGTTTACAAACTTTGGACTTGGATGATATGCCGTTCTGACATACGGCTCTCTTCGGTCACTCTTACCACTAAGGGAACCAATGTGACCATGTAGGGCATCTTCAGAATCAGTAATGTCACCTTGGTCTACTCTCGTTTTTTGCTCAATGGTGGTTTCGCCAAACTTCGTAGGGTCTTTTTTTGTCTGCTTAAACGCTGTAAGTTCAGGACTTGTTTGGCCAAATGGAGCCAAAGCAGCCATCATCATACCGTCAGCAACTCTAGATACACCACCAGCAAATGCAGTACCACCCCTCATTGAATTTTCTTTTATTCTAAGTCGGATTTGGTCCTCAGTTGAAGAACGATTAAACAACAAACTTTCAGTTTCACCAAAGTCGTTTTGGGAAGGGAGGGGGTTACCATTTTCATCAACCTTAGTGTCATGCAAAAACAAGCCATGTTCATGCAGGAGATTAAACAATGTATTCGGGTGCCCCATCATACCACCTACACCTCTGAACGGCTGAGTCCAATGGTAAGCCAGCCCTCGGTGGTCTCCTTGTGTTACATCATGCGAATACATATCTGGGTCTATATGTGCATAGTAGTGCATTCCGCCTGCGTTTCTGCCAATTCGACCTGCACGTTTTTGTTTCTGAATCCTGTCTGTTTCCTTCAAAATGTGGTCTACTTCATCTTGCGTAAGGTCTGCTTGAGAAGGATGCCACTTTTCGTAATGAGGATGTTCTCCAGCAGCATATATCTGATTGGTTTTTGGATTTACGTGCATGAGCGCTAGAAGAACACCTCTAGACAAATGCCCTTCTTTACCATCAGTTACCTTAATTTTACCATTATCCGTAAGAGACATAGCACCTCTTGGCATTGGGGCTCCAGTTAGCCTTTCGTGATTAGCAATGGCTCTTTCATAACCACCGCTAATTGAATTCATAGCCAAAAAATTTGTTGTCGCAGAAGGACTGTCTCCACCCAAACCAATGCCGGTGTGCTCAAATACTTCTCCACCAGCATGTGCATGCCGAATCCAATGGTTATACATCGGTGCAAATCTCTGTTGGAAGTTACGTACAAGTCGAGAAGTGTGACTTAAGCCATTGTCAATATCCGCACGACTTTTGTTCGATACGCCATGTTCTCTCATGTGCTGGTAAATCTTATCGCGCTGTTCAGGAGTGTGCCACTCTAGACCAAACAGATAATCGAACAACCCAAGTTTATTCTCATTCAACCAACCTCTTCTTGCTTCATCCATGTGGGCTGTTCTAATCGCATAGTCCACTGCATCATCGCCCTCTGGCCCATGTATTTCTGTCAGTTCTCTTACAGCATCTGGGTTATTTCTTTTCCACCCGTCAAAATGCCTTTCGTACTGAGCATGATTTGTCATATTTTCAGGCAAACGTCCATAAAATCGAGGACCCAATACGAAGTCACTCTCTCCTGTCTCGTGATGTTTGTCCCAAGCCAATTCTTTCTTAGCATCAATTTCACTTTGTCTTTCACCATAACGGTCATCTGGATGGTAGAAAGTTGATACTGCATCAATCATAGCCGTTGAGTCTGCATCTTTGCCCCGTGCATATAGTGGTCCATGGCGAATCGCATCTGTATCAGCATAAGCGTGCCCAGCCTCGCCAGCCGTCATTTCAAAGTGACGACCAGAAAGAGATTGACCTGCCACTGGACGAACGACTCTGTCTGGATGCCAAACAGTATCCGGTATCCTTTGTCCAGCGTGCTGAAGTCCAGCCGCATACTGGGCCTCTTGACCAGCAGGTGCCAAGGGAGCAGCAAAACCGGGGGCTTCTGTGCCCCCAACTTCATCATACATCTCTTCTTTGATAATCGAATTAAACATGTTCAGCAGCCCTTCATCAGAGCCTTTGAGCACATAGCCATGCCGCTTTGCATTCAATGCAGCGAAGTAGAAGTCGGCCCCAGCATCAGCCTTACCGACGCTGTCACCAATCGAAGCGAGAAAGGTTGCCCTAGTCCTATCCAGACTATCTAGCGGACCATCTCGCATTCACACCACCCGCCGTTCACTCAAGACGGCGGGCAAGGCGGTCCACAGACTTCTTCAAGTCTTGAACTTGGATACGCTCAACTGAGCCGCCAACAGATTTCATTACTGGACCTTCTCCACCGGCTTCGTTTTCTAATGCGCCAGTGGTGCTAAATGCAGTAGGATAGTAAGGTGATTCGCGTGTTGCTACATCACTGTTCTCTGAAATGGCCCCTTGGTTTCGTACATCTTCGACCTCAATGGTTGTATTGTTGGTCTGATAGCCTTGGTTTCGTACATTTGCTTTTCCTCCACCAGCAACAGTGTAAAATCCTTCAGGACCTACTGTAGCGCCTTCCTTTTCCTTGTATCCGGGCTGAGCCTTTTCAATCAATTTTTCTTCTAACTCTAGCGCTTCTTTCAACAATGCGTCAAAGTCTGCACTTCTTGGTTCAAATCGTGGTTTCATATCTATCACTCCATACCAACATTATTGCCTATTGCACCTACGCTCTTGGCTTGGTCAGCAAGTTGGTGAATATCTGCCCAGTCCATTGCATGGAAATCTGCATTTGTTTCAGGTGCGGTAATGACTTCTCCATCGAAGCCCTTCAGAATAAATTCATCTCCTTCCCCTCGGAATGGGTCGGCAAGAACATCTGCTGGGCGGCGAGTTTGAGCCTGAACAAAGCCAGCCTTTCTTAGCATTACAGCAGGGTCATTGAATGCAGCCCTAAACTGAGCATTCTCTGACTTGAGGATTTGCAATTCACTATCCATGTTTTCCATCTTTGAAATAAGTGCACCCATTAGTCGCTCTGCGACATTACTCTCTTCTTCACTCATTCAATCACCTCAAAGTGTTCGGTTGCTTTGTGGTCGCATAATCGAGCCAATTCGATTGGTTCGGATGGTTCCGGGCAACACTTGATTCGACGATGCGTGTACCTTTTCGGTTTGGTTGAATTTGCGTACAGGTACACCGCCTGCATACATATCATTCACACCTCTTGGTGCAGCGTTATCTGCCTTCATAATTGCCTTTTCAACATCGGTTGCAAGATAGTCTGCATACTTTGCAATTTCATTGATGTGTGTACTTGCACTTAGGGAGTCATTTTGTTCTAGCGCTTTGTAAAAGGCATCAACGTGACTGCGCATTTTTCTAGCCATAGGGTCTAACTTGCGTAGGTCCATGCGAATCCCCACTCCGTGCCTCACCTTTAATGTTGCTCAAGCGCCCCTGAATTGACGGGCGTTCAATATACCCTGAGATGTCTGTTGTGCGGGGCTTGGTTGAGGGCCTCTTTGTTGAACACTAGAAACTGGTGAGCCTGTGCCCATAGAGGTTCTATTTTGAGGGCTGGCAGGGCCTCGGTTTCTCAGACCCGCACCTTCCCCACCGGGGTTTGGCATGCCCGCTTGTGCCTGTCTCGCCATTTGCGCTGCACCTTGTGGACTGATATTACGTCCGGGTAATGCTCCGGGGGTGCCCATACCGCCACCCATTTGCATACCCATACCCGGCATTCCACCCATTGGCATACCTCCGCCCGGTGGCATACCTCCGCCCGGTGGACCCGCAGCGGGGTCAGGCTGAGAATATCTGAATCGAATATCTCTCTGTGCATCTTCTTCTAATTGAGGAGTGAAGCCGAGCATCATCATGCGCTGTGCGATGTTGACTTCCATCTCATCACGTCGCAGGCGAGTAACCTCATCTTCTTCTTCATTCGGATACAAGGTAAGTTTCCAATCAGTCACATCCATCTCTTCCATGAGTCTAGGGAACAAGTGGTCAGTGTACACCTTGTGTCCAAATTCAACTGCACGATTGGTTACAAGAATTTGCATACCTTCGTTGTTCAAACCACCAGACTTACCTGTGTCCATCATAAACACATTCGATACACCATAGAATGCAGCAATTCGCTGTCGCATTTCGTCACGCGCAGGAATGTATTGCATCTCTTCAAGGCTATCCATCAGTTTAATCCAGTTGATTCCGCCACGACCAGTAGTCGATTCAATACCAATCTTAGGAATGTAGTGCGGGTCACGTTCTAATTTTTCATCTGTTGACTTGAAGAAAGACTTCATCGACTCAAGGTTGTCAGTGGTAACAGATAGAATACCACGAGGAATACGTCGCTTTGAATATGCAGTGTACATGTAATTGTCCATAGCAGTCAATGTCATGGCTTGGCGCCACAGTGTCGAAACAGGAGAGCGACCATACAGTTTGCTTGGTTGGTACTTACTTACATGAATGACTTCGCCTTCCAAGTAGTATTGTGTCTTACCAGAACCTGCCGTATTGACGTGGTGCACATCCTGCAATTCGTTGCCGCAGATTTGACAATGCTTTTCTTCTTGTGAGTAAGCATGC